GGTGGAATGCCTGGTGGAATGCCTGGTGGAATGCCTGGCGTCGATGAAGAAGATGAAGACTCTGGTGAACCAACAGAATCTGTAGATAAATTATCAGATGAACTAGACTAGATATTATTATCTTCGGGTAGATAATAACATAATGAAACCTGCGAAGGCGAATAAAAATACAATGCCAATATAGCACGCTAATATAATATTATAAATCCAATAAATCTCGCGTCTTATATCTTCGCTACATTCGCAATTTAATTCTTTTAATTTATTGATAAATATTATAACAATAACAATATTAATTATAGAAAATATCGAGAATATCAATTTAAACGAAGTATATATGTTATATAGCGAATTGCTAGTTAATTCGAGCAATGATATATTATTCGTGTATAAATACATAAACAATATTATATCTATAGAATTTATTACAATTATAAAATATAAATAATATTTAATGTAAGAGCGCATATAACTTTCGCTACACGCGCAATTCATTGTATCAAGTTTATTAATCCATAACAAAGCATTTACATTAATTATTAATACTATTATGCTAATCATTATTGACAATATAATCATATTTGAAGCAATTTGGTTAACCCTCATAACATTCTTATTTTCTATTTTATCAACTGCTTGCATTAAAGGTGATTTGATTATGTTTAATTCAGAAGATTTTCTGTTAGACTTTGTTCTAGATTTTGATTTATTTCCTGATTTTTTTGCCATATCTATTAATATAAGATATAAATATTTAATTACATATATAATAATGTAATGCAAGGATTGGCGAATTTAGGTTTTACTTGTGCTATCAATAGTTTAATACAGATAATATGTCGCAATGATTTAATGAGAGATACTATATTAAATTATGAAATAAATGATAATTCGCTATTAAATAATTTAAAGGAAATTCTCATTTTAATGCATGTAGAAAAAAAGTCTGTAGCGCCTAAAAAATTTGTAGCGAAATTGTATAGTACTTTTAGTAATATATTTAATTACGGAGAACAGATTGATATAACGGAGTTGTGGATATTTATTAACCAAAAAATTATTAGTGAAATTAATGAAGACCCTAACTATTATAAATTAATATTAGATTTTGATAATATTAAGATTAATAATAATAATATTATAAACGGAACTAGATATGATACGGAACTAGATTATAAAAATGCTCTTAAAAATAGCAATTCATTAAATGAGAAATTCGCATTTAATTTCATTCAACATAATCAAAATAAGATATCTATATGGCAGCAAATAACTCAAGGTTTTATTCTTAATATAACTACTTGTAAAAAATGTAATGATTCGCTATTTAATTTTGAACCATTTTGCGCACTTTATTTAAATATTCCAGACATTCTGGGAGACGCCGAAAATATAAGTATCGCTAGCGTACCCAATGTCGTCGAAATGATTACTAATCTATTTAAAGAGAATCATAATACAAATGATTGGACTTGCGAAAAATGCAAGTGTAAAACGGAATATGTAAAATCTACAAAAATATGGAGTTTACCCAATATACTATTTGTTATCATAAATAGATTTATTAATCCAGATATTAAAAATAATTCTCCGATTAACATTAATGCGGATATATTTTTTAGTAAAGGAACCGTTTTATCTGATTCCTTAAATGAAAAAAAATATAAATTATCTTCGTTGGCGCTACATATTGGCTGCGTGTCTTCGGGACATTATACGGCAATATGTAATACCGACGACGCATTCATATTATACGATGATATCCATATATCGAAAATAGATAATTTTTTAGAAAATAATAAGAACGCCTATATGTTATCTTATTCGCTATTATCATAATTCGCTATTTAATTTATTAGGAATTCCATGACCAAATAATATCATGTATATTAGTATTACCGAAGTTATCAATATACTTCTGTTTTCAGCAACTGTTTCTTTTTGCTTAAATACAAAAACCATCAAAATATAAAGTATTAAACCTATTATACAAGAATGTAGAAGCATCATTAGACCTCTCTCCATTTTTAAATATTATAATCTATTATCTATTATAAGATGCTAAAATAAAAGACGACAAAATATAATATTATTATAAATAATAAAAATATATCTTTTCCATATATTCCTCGTCGTATCTTGTATTTTCTCATGACATCTGGATATAACTCGCGTCCCAATGCTATCCCGTTAGATACCGCGCTTTCGATACTATTAAAAGGAATATAACTTTTTCCATTATGCGTACCCAGATTATATAAATTTTCTATATTTACACTCTTAAAATCTATATAATTTTCACCATACATATTATAATAAGCATTATCTTTACATTTCCATTTTTTACAATTATTATCATAATAATTATTAGGATTTATAATCGCATAATATTCAGCATCAACATTATTTATATAAGATATCTTTAATTGTCTATATACCTCTATTATCAATTCATCTTCGCAACATTCGTTCGCTGTCTTATTATTATGCAGACTTATAGTATTACAAAGTGTTATCATTGTGCTCAACACAGGATACTCGCTGTTCTCTATCTTTTCGCAATGTTCCGATAAATTTAAAACAGTAATTCCCCATTCTGTACTTAATGTCAGTCCATTATGATAAATAATTTCGACATAATCTTTAAAATGATATGTAATACAAATTACATTCTTATATTTGGTTTTATCTACCCATTTTTCGAAATCATTATAATCACCAAACGCATTTTTCAATATTTCATTGTTTTTTAGGATATTTATTAGAGACTTCGGAGGAATCGCGATAACTAAATTTACACATCCATAATTTTCACCATTCAATAATTCTACACACGATACGCTATTATCTATTATATTGATATCTTTAATGCTGTTTGAAAGAACGAAATCGACACCGCGGTTTTCCAAATATTTTTTCCATATATTAAATAAAAAATAATCTAATGGTTTAGATGGCACGAGAATTTCGCTTCTAAATAATACATCATATAATTTTATAAATTTATTTAAACTATATGTTTTAATATTACCTTCGTCTATATATACACAGATATTGTCAATTATATTTATCGTTACTGTTGAAAATTTATAAAATATTAGATAATCATAGAGATTCGTCGTTTTTCCATAATTGTCATTAAACACATACTTACAATAAGCGCATAGTAGAATATATTTTTCATAAATACTCAATGTGTTTCTAAATAATAAATTCGATATATAATTATATCTAAATTTAGAAAAAAGCACCTTGTAATCTATTCCTATATCTTTAATTATATCTAAAAAATTATAAAACGCTGTCATATATATACGCGGACCGTATTCAGAATATGTTCCATAATAATCTCTTATAACGCGATGAATACCTCCAATTTCTTGTTCTCTATCAATTATTAATATATTTCTATAAATACTGCTCGATACATGTGCTAGCGCTAATCCGGATGGTCCTGCGCCCAATATAATTAGGTCATAATATTTCATATTATATTCATCGGTTATCATATAAATATAAATATATATTTATATATATTAAAATGGAATATATAAATAGCGAAATAGTCAATTTAGAAATAGTAATTGAAGCGAATGATATAGATAATACGGAAATAAAAAAAATCATTATTTCATATGATAACGAACAGAAAGAAGAATTGATAGTATCTAACGAATTGTATAATAATATTAGAAAAACGTGGTTAATTGAGCAACCTCCATTTATTTCTGACAGTTTTAAAAGTATTATGAATAATATTATTTTGGCATGTATCCATAAAAATGAAAGATGTATCTATGATTTAAACGCATATTTCTCGGTCGGCAATGAAGAAAATGTTAAATTATTCTTCGATTATATGCGTAAGAGAGATTTAACTGAAGAGAAAAAGAAATGGAGAGTAATAACGTAAATTGTTATAGTTATAGTTATAGTTATAGTACTAGTACTAGTAGTATTATTATTTTTTAATCATTATAATAGTTATTATAGTTATTATAGTTATTTTCTTATTGACTAATAATATAATGCGTATATATATTATTTTGATGTCGTTGATGTTATGTAATTTAAGTCATTTACATGCTTTTGTAAATATAAATGTATATGGGACTGGATTGTATTTACCCTATAGTATAGGAGTTGTAGGATATATTAAAAAAAATATACCCATAAAAAATTATAATATTACAGGAATATCTGGTGGCGCTTGGTGTTCATTATTATATACACAAGAAGATGATATGTCAAATCATGATACTATATGGGATTATTCAATCGGTAAAGATGTCTCGCGTATATGTATTCATAATGATATGCGTGTTTTTCAAAATAACGTTGAAAAAAATATGAAATTAAGATATACTAATAAAGACCCTTTGAATCTTGATAAAATATCTATAATCTCAACAAATGTAAATAAACTCTATAATATGAAAAATGAAAAGCATAGCGCATTTGATAATATTAATGATTTAATTGATTTTTGCTTATGTAGTTCTTATATACCATATATTTCGGGTAGCACATTTTCGAAAAAATACAAGGATAGTTATTACATCGATGGCGAAATTAAGAATGATAAATATGCCAAACTAAATAAAAATAATCTAAATACATTAAATATAGATAGATTTATGTGGGGGAGACAATTCACGCGCAAAGAATTATTATATTTAGACAAAGATAAATCGCGCGAACTCTTTATTAATGGCTGGGAAGATACTGAAAAACACAAAGACAAAATTATGAATATCATAGAAAATAATGAATAATATGATATAGATATGATATAGATATGAGATACGATAGATATACTATAGAGTACGTCATTGTTTATCGAAGAAATAATCTATTGGCTTTTTCATAGGATAGTTCTATATTCTTATCATATTTATTCAATCGCTCTAATCGCATTTGCTCTTCTTTTTCTTCACGTAATTTTTTAATTTCTTGTCGCTTAAGTTCTTTTGCCGACAGTTCAGTCTTTGCCTTATTATCTCTATATACTTCGTATTCTTCTACGCTCTTAAACTCTTTCATATCTTTGATAATACTTGGGTCTACTAAACGCCCGCCTTCGTGCGCTTTCATATAGTCAGAATATGATAATGAATTATTTTTTTTAACACTACTGCTGCTATAATCGTCTGGCCTTTTGTTTCCCAATTCTGTAAATTGAAGACTTTTCGCCAATAATAATGGTTCAGGCTCTTTATATTTTACTAATTGCTTATTTATAGGTACGCGGCTATTAAAAATATCATTAAAACTTTTATTATCTATTTTTTTCTTATTAATAACCTTTTCTATTTTAATATCTTCGCGTATCTTTGATGATTCTTCCATATTATTTCCGTATCCAAACTCTATCTCGTCGTCATATACTTTACATTTCTCAAAATTTCTATTGAATTTTTGCGAAAATAATTCGGCACTATCTCCACCATCTCTATTAATATTTACAATACTCGGATGCGGCATTTTATCATTTACTATTTTATCAAAATAATCCATTGACTGTTTTTTTAACTCTATATGCGATAAATCACTCTCTCTCTTTTTATATTCGCGCGCCAGTTTTTCAAAACAGTATGTTATTATATTAAATACTTCTTTATTTCCTCCGGGTTTATCTGGGTGCGTATTTATCGCCAGTTTTCTATATGTTTCTTTCAATTCATTCCACGTAAAATTTTTAGATATACTAAAAACTTCGTAAGGATCTATATTTTCCATATTTATATTTTTCAAATCAATATTCGCTGTATTGCCGCTCTTTTTCATCGCTTCATAATATTGCTGATATGTATATTGTCTTGAAGATTTTGCGCCCATAGCATTTATAAATATTTATAGACTGTTATTTTATATATATTTTTTTATTATATTGTATGATACGCGAAAGTTAAATATAATTATTATATATATAAAATATAAAATATTATAATTACTAACAAATGAATAATATAGTAATTGTTGGGTGTAATTTTTCAGGCTTATATTCCGCAATGAAGTGCGTCGACAATGGTATTTCAGTTATTATAATTGAAAAAAATAGCGCCTGCTCTGAAGAAATTATTAACTATAAAATATTTAATAAACATCATACATATTATATAAATTTATTAAACCGTCTATCAATTAAATATCACAAGTATAATCTTAATTTTAATGATAAAATAATCTATATCATCAATAATATCCTACATAAAGCAAAGCATATTCCTTCCAAATTTTTATATATGCAGACATTTGATAAACTATGTTATACATTATTATCACAATCCGATTATAGTTATCTAAAAAAACATATTAATAAATATGATAATATATACTGTAATATTTCCGCATTATATGGTATATCTATGTTTAGCGGCGAACTTAATAATAATAATGAATTTTATATCGTTTATGATGATAGCAATTTAATAATAGACAAGATGCTAGAATATCTATATATAAAAAATGTATCTATTAAATTTAATACAGAT